CCGCCACTGCCACCACCTCCGCCAGCGCCAACAAGCAGCACATGCAGCGACTTGGTTGCAGCTCCCAAAGTAAAGTTGCCGGAGCCTGTGAACTCGGTGGATTTCGCAGCGCCAGCCGAAGAAGAACCGGCGCCGGAAAGTCCGGTATTTGCCTCAATTGCCATCAGTGATCTCCTGCTTCGGCGTCGAGATATGCGCCAAGAATTACTGTTTTGACTGGGCAGCTACCGGTGAGCCGGAAAACCCGGTCACGACTACAGCCCAGCCTGTTGAATGTTATGGACGGCTTGAACAACCCGATCTTGCCCATGCTTGCCGAGCGCTTGCTGCACCATGTATGGCCGCCATCGTCAGACCAGTCCAGGTAGACCTGCGGATCGCTTCCGTGCCCGGAAACAAGACCGACTCCGCGCTCCATGTTGATGGTCAGCGAGTGGAACATGATGCGCTTGTAATCCTGAACAATGCGCGGCGTTGTCCGCTCCCAGCATATCGGCAGGCCACCATCGGTGTAGGTGGTGTCTGACAGTTCCCAAACCTGATTTGACGCATAGTCGCCAACCAGGTGCTTTCCGAACGCGAACACATGACAGTTTGCGCGGTCACGTCCTTGAGCGTAGGTCTCGCGGACATGCCATGCCAATTCTGGATCTTGGATCGATGCGTCATAAACGTAGGTTTTCAGGGATTCAGGAAACGACAGCGCGTAAAACGTGTGCCCTGACTGTTGGTAAGCAAACGCCGTTGCCTTGTCGATGTCGGGCATCTGCCCGATTTCGTACTCGATGCCGCGATTGCTGATGATCTGCGGGTTGTACTGATCGGCTCGGTAAACAAGGCCCTGGCCATGCGCATTGCGGCCAAGCCAAAAAATCGTGTTGTCCACCTTTGCGATTGACTGCGGAGCCGCGCAACCGACCTCCAGTACGGCACCATCTCGCCGGGCCAGCGGGAAATCAGTAGCGCCGGAGTTGTACCAGATTTCGATTGATTGCGATCCAAACAGCCACAATTCCCGATGATCGACAACAAGGCCAGCGATGTCGTCAAGATTCGACTCTGCCTGAGCAAAATCCAGAGCATCAAACGACGACCCGTCATTGATTGCAGAGATGTAAAACTGTTGCGAGTCAGGAATGGAAAATACGAAATAGCCGTCCAGATAGTCAACGAGATAGCTGCCAGCAAAATCGGTGTCTGTCACCGCAGTTACGCTGCTGCCAGTGATGATGTAGGCGTTGGCTCCGGTGACAGCAATGACATGATTGCGGTTTGCCGACAGCGCCACGCGTTTCGTGCCGTCGAGCGTAATCGTGCCGATGCGAGTTCCCGCGCCAGTCTCGTTGATGCGGTATACCTCGTTTCCTGAGATGGCGATAACCAGGTGATTATGGCTGATCATCGCCCGTATCGGTCCATTGCCGATGGCGGCGAATTCTGTTTTCCCCGGCACCATGTACAGCGCAGACCCGGACTCAGGCTCTGCCGTGTCAGCCTCCAGGTACAGATTGACCGTGCGCTGGGCATCCTGATTGACGGATCGTCGTTTGCTGTAGCCACCCAGCAGCGGGATTTTCATGCTGATCCCGATCGAATGGCATTGATGTCGGAATGACCGCGACGCCTCATCAGCAGCGGGTCAAGCACGGCGGCAGGGATTTGCAGGTTGACGCGACGAACGACTTCCAGGGCATCCGATGCTGTTTTTGCAATCTCGGCAGCGACAGATACGCCATATTCTGGAGCAAGCTCAATGGCAAGGTTGTAGCGGATGGCGCGGATGAACTCCGGCGGATATGGCATCGTGTCGTACATCGCTAAATCAGACGGCGGCGCGACCTTGTCCATCACCAGCGCGCAACCTGAACCGGGAGCCGGGTACAGATGCAGTGTAGACAGCGGGTACCCTGGGCGAATTGCCATGATTTCAGGGATGGCGCCTGTCGTCGATTTGTCGGGAATCGCTTCATACTCGCCGAGCGCCACGACACGGAGCGGGTAATCAATTCCGCCTTGGGTGATGTGCGCCTGATAGATGGTCGTCGGACGCGTGGCGTTGATCGCACCGCCGGAGCCGATGGTGTAGCTGGCAACGCCAGAAGTAAGGGCGAAAGATGTTTGCGGGACAGATGCGGACGTATAGCGAGATGCCGCCCAAGATGCCAGCATTTGATTCATCGCTGATAGGCCGTCAGCGGCTTCTTCTGCAGACGGCGGCTCGATCGGCGTGACAACTCCGATCAATCGCAATGCGCCTCGCACTACATCATACGCTGTCGTCATTTCTCGCCCTGCGCTTGCGTGGCTTTGCTGGTTCTGGCTCTGGTTCTGCCTGAACTTGTACGGGATCAGCATCTTCGACGATCCATCCCGCAGCGTCAAATGCCGGTCTTTCCAGTCCGGATACCATTGCGAAACCGTGTTGCGGATGGCTCATTCTTACCATGATTCATCCTCGAAATGATGCCGTCCTTGGCAGTGAATCGTCAGTCGGCCAGAATGCCGACGGACTTAAGAATGGTCACGATGTCGCCGACGGTGTAGGTCGTCGATCCGGATGCGCCAGCCCACACGGAATCGGACTTGCTCGCGGTACCGGCACCCGCAGTAAATCCGGTGGTGTTGCCAGCAGACGACGGGCGCGCCACCGGAGCTTTGCCGTAGAATCCGACCTTTTCCGTGCTCGACTTGCCGATAAGGCATCCTTCGGGACCGTTAGTGCCGACAGACCACGCCTCTTGGGTATTTTGCAGGCCAGTATTAGCCATGATGTCACCTCTCAATCAATTAAGGACTGGGCCGGTTCCCCGGCCCGTTGCATCAGTTGGTGATACGGCAGGCCCACTCGGGACGCAGCGCCGCGAACCCGTACAGGATATCGATCCGGCACAGTAGTTCATCGTTGCGGATATCGCCATCGAACCACACCCGCAAGCTCAGGCCATCCATAACGCGTCGCGCGCAGTTGTGAGTGCCACCCATCAACGGCAGGTCGGCGGTGACGAACTGGAAAGCCTCTTTGTGATACATGAGGTTTTGCAGGTAGGTCGTCGAGGCGTTGCCGACAAAAGTCACCGTCTTGGCGTTGAAGTCGGTCGCCGCCAACTGCGCTCCGGCAGAGCTACACACGTTTTGGCGCGGGCCGGTCAGGTAGATCGTCGGAGATACCGTGATCGTGCTAGATGCGCTGGTCGTCAGGATGGTGAATTGCTGCAGGTGGCTGTACGCCTGCTTGGTCTCTGGATGGCACGCGTAAACACCAGCAATCGTAAAAACCGAGCCAACAGCCGGAGATGCGACCAGCGTATGCATGTCAACCGTTGCGCCGCCATCAGTCACCAGTGCAGCGGCATCGGTCGCGCCGGTCACGTCGGAGCTGTTGGTGTGGGCATACATGCGCTCGTTTTCGTAGTAATCAGCCCCGGAAGTGCGGCCAATCATGCCTTCGCGGTACTGTTCGCGGATCTGCGTGGAGTCCTGGAACAATCCCTTGAGGCCGTTAACCATGCCGCCCATCGTCAGGGAATCCATCATCACAAAGCGATTTCCGTCCTTAGGAGCAAGGCCCTGGTTAAGTTTGGCGCGAGCCGCACCGACAGCGGTCAGATCAGTCGGAGGCGTGCCGGGAGTGCCTACGCTGTTGTAAACGCGCTTGGTGGCATAGGAGATAAAATCGCCCTCGATGCCGGAAATCAGCGCAGAAACAGCCGGGGTGATGTAGCGGTCAGAGAAGTCTCCGATGGAGTCAGGAGTGATCAGGGCCAGTTCGGCGCTGTTAAAACGCATGTCCACATGATCTTGCGTCGCCAGCGTGATGGTCTGGCTGGACTCTGTTTGGTCCTGGACGTCCATTACTCGGCTACCCTGCGTCCGGGTGTACTGGTTCGGGTTGGCAACGCGGAGTTGGTCGCCAGGTTTCCAGCCGCCCTTGGACTTGAAAGACTCGTCGTATTGACGGTCAACAGTGCCGATGAAGCTGGCCTTTTCGTGCGCAACCCGCAGGGACTCGCGTGCCAGCAGGTCGGGAATATTGAAGGCGTTAGCCATGGTGTCACCTCATTTGCCGTCTCTCGACGGTAGTTATCGACGTTTGCGCTGTGCATCCTGGCGCTTGCGGAAATCCGCGTACTCTTTGTCGGTCATGTCAGACACGGACTTCGAGCCGCTGCCAGTCGCTTTCACAGCCGGGGCAGGTGGTGGCGCTTGCGTCACTTTCCGCTCCGGAACCTTTGTGCTCAAACGGGCGGAGATACGGCCCAGTTCCAGCATCTGTTGACGATCGCTCATTGCGTTCAGGCGGTACAGTTCGGTCGGATTCTTGGCCAGATGGTACGCCACAGCAGGGCCATCATCGGATTCCAAAATCGTCTCCATCACGGCATCACTAACTCCAATGGCGGCAGATTGCAGAACCGCATCGAAATCAGGATTTGCCTGACGTACGGCAGCAGATCGCTCGTTGAAACTGGAAAGACGCTCAGCTTTTTTTTGCTGAATAGTGCGCTCTTGCTCAATCTCGCGAAGCCTCTTTCCTGCCTCGAACTCAACTTTCGCATCCAGGTACTGCTCCAGCGTCTCAAACTGCGACGGGTCTGGATCTGGTTGCGATGCCTGCGCTTTGCGCTCGTTTTCGGAAATCTGCGCCTCCAGTTCGCGGATGCGTGCTTCCCGTTCGTAGCGTTGCTGCGTCAGTTTGTCGATGCGTTTCTGAACGCCTTTCGGCAGTTTGGCGGGGTCGGGTTCGTGGTCGTCATCGCCCGCATCATCTGCGGTTGGTTCGGTTCCGGTATCCGGCGCGGCGTCTGTCGTGGTGGGTTCGTCGCCTGCATCAGGCTGCGGGGGTGCAGTGGTCTCGGCTGCGATAGGTTCGACCGATGGCGCGTTGTCGATAACGCTGGGTGAATCACTCATCAAAAAGGACTCCGGCGACACGGAGGCGGAGTAGTGACCGCCGCCGCGTGTGTAGGGATGGTGCGATGTCATCGCGACATTGCATCAGCAGGATAGCGCCTGCTGGCGTGACTACATCATATTATGTTGTTCACCGCCGCTCAATAGCCCGTCAAGGTCTGTTTGCTGCATTTCTCCGCCTTCCATCGGCATTTGCGGGGCTTCTTCCTGCGCCATCCCATCATCAAGCATCTCAGGCTCGCCGAAGTCTATGCCGGGTTGCTCCGGTTCCTGCTCGTCTTCCTCGGTAACGTCCGGGGCCGATGCGGCCTGACCCATGATGTTCTGCGCCAGGATTTGCGCCACTTGCATCGATAGCGCGTTGATGTCCGGGCTTGCTGCCGTCAGCTTAGCCGTCTCAAGCATGGCGCGAACGTCGATTTCGTACTGTTTCAGGCGGCGATCTTCGTCCTTGTCCTCGTTTTCTTCCCTCGGCAGGCAATTCCTTGTCATCGCCTTCGCCCTCCTCGTCGCCGATGATGTTAGCCGGGACAGTGCGCTTCAGTCGCTCGGCAATGGCATCCGCGCCATCCCAATCCATTGATTTCACAATGAGGTCGCCAGCGACTTGCATGATGGCCGGGTTCATTTTGGCGATTTCCACCATCATGTTCAGCGCCTCGACGCGCTTGGTGGTGTAGCTCGGGCCGACATCAACAACCAGGTCATATCGGCCAGTTGTCAGGTCGTTGACGGGTTCGACGACGCCATCATCGTTGACGCGGGCGCTGTTGATTCTCTCCAGTGTTTTCTGGCCATCGATGCCCATGATCTCGATGACGCGCTCAGTGTCGTAGATTTTCGGAATGAGGTCGATGATGACGCGGGCGCTGTAGCGGATGGCGCGCGCGGCCTGATGTTTCGTTCGACTGCTCGCCCAGCGCGGCGGAATAGATGCCGGTCGTGGCTTTCATTTCGTCGACAGCCAGCAGCGCCGCCTGCTCAAATCCTTTGTCCTGCATCCCAGCATTAAGGCGCTGCGGCATGGGCGCGGTCGGATCTGGATTGTATGGCAGGTATGGCAGATTGCCGGACAGCGCGTCAGACCAATATTTATCCAGGCCATCGAGTTGCTTAGTCGTGACCATCACCGGCGCTTTCGGAGCAAGAGCCTTGGTCTCGGTATCGATGGTGCGCCAGTAGTTGTACATGCGCTGCGGGTCTTTGGCATGGCGGACGATACCGCGCAAGATGCGCTTACCGTCTACCATGTCCTCCTTGCCATTCACGCCCACAATCGGAATATACCGGCCAGCCCAGTCCGCCTTCTCCAGCACTTCGGCGCCGGACATGATGCACATTTTGACAACGCACTTCTCGGACTTGCGCTCACGAATTACCAGTTCCGGCGCTGTCGGCTTGTCGAATGTAGCCGTCCCATCATTCAACAGATACAGCGTGGCCGGGGTGCGCTCCTTGTACCAGTATTCCGCAATTTGCATGTTATCGCCAGACGCCCACCCGGCTTGCATGTGCTCGGTCTGGAAATTGGACTCCGACGCTTTCGGCCATCGCGCCCTGAACTCGTCTTTGCTGATACTGTCAACGACAATGGCATATTCCGCGTCGCTGTAATCCGGCTGGATTGCGGACGGGTCAAAATGCACGTTCAGCGCATTGGGGATGCGCTCGATGGTGACCTCCTGGTCAAACGTGTCATCGTCCACATACCGCGTCTTGATGCGCCACGCACCGAAGCCAAAAGTAGCCGTCTGTTCCAGAGCGGTATCGTATGCAAAGTCAGCGTTTGAGCGATTCTCAATGCTGCGAATCAGGCCGCTGTAGATTTTTGCAACCCCGACATCTCCATCCTCTCCCGCAAAAACTTTGATGGCAACTTTGTTCTGCCGTGCATCGCCGATGATCTGATCGATGAACGCGGGCAGGCGATTGATTGTCTGCATGGGCCGGCCGGAGCGCAGCTCCTTGATGTCATCCGGCCATTGATCTCCTGACGCAAACCGCTGATCATCGATCATGTCAACGCGGTTTTCCTGCGTGGCCTCGACGGAGGTCTTGTAGCGGCGCATCGCCTCCGTGAACAACGGGTCTTTTTCGCTCTTCATTGTCATGCCTCCCGGCATTACGCTAGCCCATCCACGC